TCTTGCGAATGACAGTTGAAGTTGAAATAGACAACTGATGATCAATGTCGGTCATAGAAATCTTTTCAATTAACTTTTGAGCAATCTTTTGGTTGATAATACGAGGGATTTGGTGATTCTTCTTGACGATAGAAGTTTCAGCGACCATCATTTTTGAACAGTGATAGCACTTGAATCGACGCTTTCTAAGGAGAATTCTAGTTTGAATTTTTTTATACTAGAAAATCAGAACCATAATACCTATATAAAAATATTATAGTTTTAATAGGATTTACCCAAAAGTTTTAAGGCGGTCTTTTTAGAACTTTAATTGTTTGAAATTTAGGTAGCAAATTTGTTTCTATTTTGTCAACTTTTCCTATTTTTATCTTGTTGAGGCTGGTATTTTAACAATTCAGGAATTGATAGTGAATGTGTAAAATTTTTTGTTAGAATAAGTTTATAAAAAAGAAAAGGAGTATTTGATTATGTTACAAAAAATTTATGAGCAGATGGCTAATTTCTATGATAGTATTGAAGAAGAGTATGGTCCTACATTTGGTGATAATTTTGACTGGGAACATGTTCATTTTAAATTTTTAATTTATTATTTAGTGAGATATGGCATTGGTTGTCGTAGGGATTTTATCGTTTACCATTATCGTGTTGCTTATCGTTTGTATCTTGAAAAATTGGTAATGAATCGGGGGTTTATTTCTTGTTGAGGTAATTTTAGTAAATTTCCGAACTAATTTACTCTTTTATGGAAAGATAATAGTAAATAGCTAGTAATTTTTCTAAATCATTTTTTAATAGTTGGAAATAGCAAATCTTTCTATTGTTTCTTCTTGATAAAAAGGCGATTTTTTATTATAATAAATTGTAAGATATAATTGCAGGTGAGAGTCCTGCCATGTATGTGAGAAAGGAAGAGCCTGAGGGCTCAGACAAAATTATGACTTCAGTTGTTGTTGTAGGTACCCAATGGGGTGATGAAGGTAAAGGGAAGATTACAGACTTCCTTTCAGCGAATGCAGAAGTGATTGCACGTTACCAAGGTGGTGATAATGCTGGTCACACGATTGTGATTGACGGTAAGAAATTTAAGTTGCACTTGATTCCATCTGGGATTTTCTTCCCTGAAAAAATATCTGTCATTGGGAATGGTATGGTTGTAAATCCTAAATCTCTTGTAAAAGAGTTGAGCTATCTTCATGAGGAAGGTGTAACAACTGATAACTTGCGTATTTCTGATCGTGCGCATGTTATTTTGCCTTATCATATCGAGTTGGATCGCTTGCAAGAAGAAGCTAAGGGCGACAATAAGATTGGTACGACAATTAAGGGAATTGGTCCAGCTTATATGGACAAGGCTGCTCGTGTTGGAATTCGTATTGCAGATCTTTTAGATAAAGATATTTTCCGTGAGCGTTTAGAACGTAACCTTGCTGAAAAGAATCGTCTTTTTGAAAAATTGTATGACAGTAAAGCGATTGTTTTCGATGATATTTTTGAAGAATATTACGAATATGGTCAACAAATCAAGAAATACGTGATAGATACATCTGTTATCTTGAATGATGCGCTTGATAATGGCAAACGTGTGCTTTTTGAAGGTGCACAAGGTGTTATGCTAGATATCGACCAAGGTACTTATCCATTTGTTACGTCATCAAACCCTGTAGCTGGTGGTGTGACAATTGGTTCTGGTGTTGGTCCAAGCAAGATTGACAAGGTTGTAGGTGTATGTAAAGCTTATACGAGTCGTGTAGGAGATGGTCCTTTCCCAACTGAGTTGTTTGATGAAGTGGGAGAACGTATCCGTGAAGTGGGTCATGAATATGGTACAACAACTGGTCGTCCACGTCGTGTAGGTTGGTTTGACTCAGTTGTGATGCGTCATAGCCGTCGTGTTTCTGGTATTACTAACCTTTCTTTGAACTCTATTGATGTTTTGAGCGGTTTGGATACTGTGAAAATCTGTGTGGCCTATGATCTTGACAGTCAACGTATTGACTACTATCCAGCTAGTCTTGAGCAATTGAAACGTTGCAAGCCTATCTATGAAGAGTTGCCAGGTTGGTCAGAAGATATTACCGGAGTTCGCAATTTGGAAGATCTTCCTGAGAATGCGCGTAACTATGTTCGTCGTGTGAGTGAATTGGTTGGCGTTCGTATTTCTACTTTCTCAGTAGGTCCTGGTCGTGAACAAACAAATATTTTAGAAAGCGTTTGGTCCTAAGAGATTTTTAAGATTTGTTTAAGATAGGTCGGGTATACTATAGACAGTTACAAGAAGACCTCCTAACTTGTTGTAACAAATATCCTAAACTTTTCTTTTTCATAATAATCTCCCTTAACTCCACCCAATCAGGTGGAGTTTTTTAGCTTTATTTCAGGCTTTTGGGGACTATTCTAAAAATAATTTTTCGATATTTTTCGGTATTTTTCGGATTTTGGTCGGGGAATTGGCGGGGACTTTTTTAGCGAATATGACTAAGAAATAGGTCTGTTGTCGCTTCAGCAAGTTCGTCCTCTACTTGATTGTAACGATCGGTCATATAGACTTTTGTATGGCCCAGCGCCTGGCTTAATTGTTCAAGCGGAACCCCTGCAATAATGCTTTGAGTCGTGAAGAAGTGGCGCATCATGTGAGGTGTTACATGCAATCCTGTTGCTTCATTCACTAGATTGAAGTTTCTATTTAGCTGGTTTGGATTGATGAGACCACCTTTCTCGTTGATAGTTATATAATCCTTGTGCTGTTCCTTGATAATTCCTAACTTTCGCTTAATCTTAGAAGCTTCAGCTATCAGATAATAGATCAGGTCTGTTCCGATATCATCAAGGCAGACATATCGCTCTGAATCCTTCGTTTTAAGCCCTCCTTTCCCTTTTAAGGTCTGGTTGCTTCGACTGTCTCTAAGATGCAGTATAGCCCGTCCGCTGTCGTTCTGAGTGATGTCCATTGGACGCAATCCAAAGACTTCTCCTCTTCTCAATCCAAAAATTGTCAGATAGGTCAGAGCGTAGAATTGTTTTGGCATAATCTCTTCTGCCTTTGCTATCCAAGTCTTGAACTCTTTGAGAGTCACTTTCTTGTTTGCAGCAGGGATATCACTCTGGCCGATGAAAACACCTTTCAAGCGATTTGAGAGCAGATTTCCATTTTTGACGGCATCATTCAGCAATGCCATGAAGCTGGAATTGAGGGTTTGAACAGTGTATCTGGTATGGTTCTGCAACTTTTCAGCGATAAAGAGTTCATACTCATTTCTATCCAAATTTTTAAGCAGGGTAGAACCAAACTTTGCCTTGATATGGTTCTTGTAGAGATTATCATTGAGGTAGTAGGAAGTGTCATTCCAGCGCCCTGTTGACAATCTCTTTTCAGAATAAATATCCCAATATTGATCAAGTGTCAGATTCGTATTGATACCTAATTCTTGTTCTTGAATTTGTTGCTCAAGCTCTACTAAGGCTGCACGAGCTTGTGGAAGGGTTGTGAGACCACTTTTACTTTTTTCTCTTTTTTTACCTCGGAAGAAAAAAGAACGTCTGACATAGTATCGCTTGCCTTTGGCAGTTTCATAGTAATAGATATTTGGGTATTTTGTTTTATTATATTTCATTGTATTCTCCTTGTTTATCAGCTTCTGGACAAGGTCTAAACATTGAGAATATTGACATCACCCCTTTCATGGTGTAAAATAGGGTATAGAAAAGAGGCCTTTTTAATGGCTGATTTTTTATAAGGGTGAGCTTCACAATCAAACTTTGGCGAGGGAGATTGTGGGTTTTTTTTATTTTTTAGCAAGACGCCATACTGTTAAATCTAAATAGTAAGTTAAGTCACTTTTACGAGAAACGACTCTCTCAGTTTCGATATTTAGGGTTTTATATGGTCCTCCTCTACCTGTAAGGATTGCATCATATCTGTAATTTGGATTAGAAATGTAGGATGAAACTTGTGTTGCAATCATAGCTGGTAAGTATCCGACAAAGATATTATTCACTAAAACTTTGACAGCATTTTTATCATGCGGATTTGAAGGTTCTGGTAATAGTTGAACGTCTACTGTTTTCAATTTATTGTATTTGTAAACAGGTTTATATGTTTCAAGCATATAAGATTTCAAACTCTTATTATCTTTCCCAAAATAATGGACACCCTTGGAAAGAAAATCAGCTGCAATCTCAGCTTCTTCTTGATGATAATTTGTTCCCATTAATAAGAAATCATCTCGGAAAACAATTGTATCAATCTGTGGACTGTAATTTTCAACTTTCTTCTTTTTCTCTCGCTTTGCAGTTAAACGACCAATAATGTAAGTTATAAAACCAGTAATAAACAAAAAGAAGCCGAGAGGTGGAAATAAAAATAGGAATATAGCACCTAAAAACATAAAGACAAGCCCAGCTTCTTTATATTCTTTTGGAGTGTGTTGCTTTTTGCCGTTCGAGGCAAGAATAGATTGCTGTTTGTTGTTGACTACTTTCTTTTTTCGCTTTTTAGATGATTTAAACAAATCCGAAAGTCCAAAGGTTGTCTTATGATAAACCTTGTTATACATAGCTTTCTTTGGATTTTTAACCCATCCCATCCCTTTCTTACCATAGCCAGGGATAATAGCTTTTTTAGCCTGTCTTTTCCATTTACTAGTAGTTCTAGCTTTTAAACTTCTGGTCAGACTTGGTTTTCTCATTCCTATTTTCATAACTTTCTCCTTTATCCAACTAGTGACTTATATTCTTCTTTTACCATGATTTCATTTGTCACGGTTTTTAGATTGTAATAGGACATGAATTTGAGGTAATCAAACTCTGTGGGGTCATCTAAGCTTTCTAGTGCGTCTTTTACGAGATGATGGATCATATTCCTATCAGCTTCGTTTTCACAGCGTAAGCGAGCGTTCTGGTACTCTGAGCGTGTGTGGTCTTTGTGTCCGAGTTCATGCAGTAGTACCTTAACTCTCTCTTTTTTACTGAGTTTATTAGACAAGAAAGCTGTGTTGGTTTCTTTTTCGTAAAACCCGAGTTCATCAGGTATTAGCTCACCGTCAAAATCGACAATGCGAACCTGAAAATGACTTATAATTTCTTTTTCGGTCACTAAGCAGTACCTCTAATCACCAGCTTCTTTGAGATAACCTTCAATGATAGACTGGATGATTTTCTTCTTTTCATCTGTTAATTCTCGGCCACCAAACATCATGACATTAGATGCCATTTCTTCAACATTCAGTGTCTTCCCTTGCCATGTGTACTCTTTTGAATTACCAGCGATAGCTGGATTATCTGTACGTCCGAGCAGGTAGTCTAAGGATACATTAAAGTAATCAGCGATTTCTTGCATTCTTTCTGTACTAGCTTTTTGTTTTTTTAGGGAATATAGTGTGTTTCTGCTATATCCAAGCTTTTCTTCCAAAGCATTTATAGAAAGTCCCTGTTTTTTTGCAAGTTCTTTGATTTTTTCGTATGTTGGAAACATTGATTTATCAACCTTTCTAAGCATTACGAAAAAATAATTAAATTATTTAATTAAAGTTGTTGACAAAATTAAATAAATAATTTAAAATTATATTCGTAAGCTAAAGAGTTAGCGAATAAGACAACTAAAAAATAAAGCCTAATGAAACTGATTGGCGTCCGTTTTTTCTAGGTAGAACCTTACTTTTAGTAGGTCTTTTCTCTATGGTTTGATTTTAAATCATTTATTTAAAAATGTCAAGAAATTCGCTAACTTTTTAGATAATTTTTTAAAAGGAGGTCAGGGATGAACGAAGAAGACCTGAAAGAATTATTGGAACTCTTAGCGACAGATTATGGGCGAGGGTATCTAGATGGAGTAGTTGGGGGACTTTCAATGCTTTTGAAAATTTCAAAAGAAGCAGAGAAATATAGAAAGGAAAAATATGAGTAAAGAACTAAAGATAATCAAGGCTAAAATCAAAACTCGTTTGATTGAGTTGGATATGACTCAAGCTGAATTGGCAAAACAAGTACCTGTAACATCATCAGTTATTTCAGAGTTGCTGAAGTATGGCAAAGGTAGTGAGTCTGTTAAGGAAAAAGTTGCAGATGTTTTGGGTATTGAAAACCCTTGGAGAAATCACTGAGAGGTCCATACATGCAAGCGAAAATAATACTGAATTGGCAGAAGAAAAATCACCAACTTAGTCAGATGATGATCGATAGTCTTGAGGGACTAGATGTTTGGGAAACTATTTTAACACTAGGAAAAGTAAGAAGAGGAATATTATGAACGAAATTTTTAATTTTCACGGGCAGGAAGTCCGTACTTTGACAATTGATGACGAGCCGTGGTTCGTTGGGAAAGATGTTGCAGATATCTTAGGATATGCTAAACCACTGGACGCAATTTCTCGGCACGTTGATGAAGATGACTCCGTGAAATACGGACTCACCGACAATTTAGGTCGAACACAAAACACTATCATCATCAACGAATCTGGT